TGTAACTGCACCTGCAAGCGTGACTGTACCTGTGCCTGTGGTCGTAGTAGTTTCCTGTACTCTATCCTTAACGACTAATGCCATTATTTATCCTTACGCAACAGTTACTGATAAGTTGCCAGTTGTGATCTTGAAAATATCTCCAGAATCAATTGTCTTAAAAGTATCTAAATCGGTGAATACAATTAAATTGCCTCCAGTAGATGCATCATAGATTCCTATTGACTGGACTTGGCCCCAGCCTGCTGTGGCTGTGGGGAACGTTACATCAGCAGTGTTTGTTGAAACACCATTAGATGGAGCGCCAAATGTTACAGCTGTTCTTGCATAAGAACCTCCGGTAACTTCTGTACCACCGTCTGCATCATTTTGACTGTCAGTAAATAAACCAACATATACAGTTGCAGCGCCTGTATGTGATGCACCTCTAAGTAATACGTTGATTACTAAATCTTCTGCATAATTACTAAATTCTGCCATTTTTTACCTCTTATTTCGTTGATAAAGTTATTGTCATTGGAGAGCTTGGATACTCACTATCATCATCGCTAGTGCGTAATCCGTCTACACCTCTTTGATACAAAGTTGCCCATGTATTCAATCTTTCGTCATTCATCAAGTAAGGCTCAGCTTCTGATAATGCACCGTATAACAAAAGATCTGGGCATGTTGCTAAAAACAAATTAGATGAATTTGTGTCACTTAATAATTCTGGCTTATAGTAATAAACCATTTTAAGTGTGTATGCAGAATCAGGAATTGGTGCAAATTGAAATTCGCTACCTAACAATGTGTAAATTGTTGGTTTGCCTGTGTCTGTTACTCTTGCATTGCTAAAGAAATTTGATGTTGTTTGAAATGTTACGTTAGATACTGGAGTAGTGACTAAATGTAATTCTTTCATCGCTAAAAAATCACTAGGTAATGACACTGTAGAATCGCCAGCTGTCATTGTAGCTGTTGCAACTTTTAACATTTGTCTAATACGTAACTCTCTACGTAGTCTTTCCTCTGCTAAACGTATAAAGTCTGGAATCTGTGTAGTTAAATCATCACGTGCAAGATAATCTGCTATCGTGCTTTTTAATGCTGAATATGATGTGAATGCCATTATATTTTACCTTGTCGTGTTCTGAAGAAACGGTTATCTGGATCATTTAACCATGCTCTAAATTTCTTTTGATCTACTACATCAAACCCTTTCATAATTCCTTTTTGGTTTAATGTGTCTATTACGGTCAATGGAATAGATGCGATCTTATTTTCTAGAACGTCTTCTTTCCACCTTCCGGTGTTCATGTTGTATTCTTTTTTATTTTGTTCAATGATGTCTGTTACATCTTGTTCAGTAGCAATAACTATTCCGCCATTCTCATCTTGATGCGCTACTTTAGATCTTATTATGTCTTTATCAATTAGTTTTGCCATATGTCACCTAAAAGGTAAAGCCCTCCGAAGAGGGCTATTACACTTATGTTAAGTCGCCGATTAAGCCGTGAGCTGCTTCGTTCTTAACTTCAAGAGTGTATTCAACTAAAAGTTGAGTTTTCTCTGAGTCACCTGTTTTCGCCAATTCGTTTGTTTGGAATGGACGTAAGTATGCAATAGCTGCGTACTCAGGATCAAGAACAAATGCTACTTCACCACTGTCAGCTTCAGCTGTCATGAATCTGTTAGGAACAACAGATAATGTACCGAAATCGCTGAGATAGATATCTGCGGCGCCAACGATAGTTGATTGCTTGTTAGCTGGAGCTTGGAAACGTTGCTCAGCAATACCTGCAAAAGCTGAGAACTCTTGTTTCTTAGCTGGTGAAAGCATAACAACTGATGGGTTACCACCTGCTGTGTAAGCTTCACGAACAACTTCTTTAAGTTGTGCTTCGCCGAATGATCTGTTAGTACCATCAACTTTAGCTGTAGTACCTAAAGAACCAGCAACACCAGATGTACCTAAAGATACGTTAGTGTTGATCCAAGTTTGTAAGCCACCTAATTTACGTGCAGATGGAGAACCACCGCCAGCACCAGCAGCTGCTACTTGGTTTGATAAAAGGATTTTTTCCATATCTCGTTTAAGTTCAGCAGATGCTTTGCTTAATTGATATGCTTTTTCAGACTTACGACCAGCCTTATCAACTGACTCTAATGTGCCAGAGATTTGGATAGTTTTTTGTGAGATCTGAGTTCTGTTACCAACACGTGTTGTAGGTGCTAATGTTGCTGATGTAGCATCATCGCCTTCAATCGCTGCGTTGTCGCCGTTAGCAGCAGCTAGAGAGTCCACTTGCCATTCATGAAGCACGGCTGTAGCCTTAGTCTGGCCCACAGATGACATGAAAGGTGTGTCGGTTGGAGAGATATTGTAAATAACATCAGTTAGGTCTTCTCTTTGACCTACTGCGTCATAGTTCTTATATGTTGCCATGATTAATTCACTTCCTTATTAAATAAAGTTTTCAAATAAAGCTGCAGCATCACGAACACGTCCGGTTTGCCTTAGCTTAGCTTTTTGTTTTTTAATCATCTCAGAATTGCTAGATTTCTTTTCAGAACTGGTGCCAGACTTCATCATCTTAGGCGCAGCCGCTACTTTCTTACTTGCAGCTGATTTGTTCTTTTGCATTTTGTCATGCATCATACCGTTATATAACGCTAGTACATGTCTATGATCTACCACTTGAGATAACTCTTGGTCACTAAAACCAATTTTCTTTCCGTAAGACCGAAGCTCAGCTCTGAGTTGTTCGCCCTTCTTAGCGTCTGAAAACTCTGGTAGGATTTGTGAAAGTTTTTGTGCCTCATCGGCTAGTCTTGCTGATATAGTCTTGTTACGCTCCGCTTGTTGCTCTGCTGCAAGGCGTTGCTGTTCAAGTTGCAATGACTTTAGATTTTCTTTTCTTTCTGTTAATTCAGCCATTTTGACTGCATATCCTACTGGGTCATTTTCCTTCATCTCTGCAAGTTCTTGAGGGGATTCACCAGCATTTTGCTGTGTTAAAAACCCTTCAACCATTTGCAGGCGTTGAAGATACAAATCCCTGACTTCACTCGCTTGTTTCACTGCAGCCGCTTCAGCTTCTATAGCTTTACGTTGTTCTGCAACTTCTTGAGTTTTCTTCGTATAGTCTGCACCAAGTTGATAATTCTTGATAAGCTCATCAACGGTTACCTCTTTTTCTTCTCCAGCAGCCTTAATCTTATAGGTTACTGTCTCAGGCTCGTCATCGCTTACTTCATCATCTTCGCCATCATCCTCAACGATATCATCGTCTTCTTGGGAATCAGTATCATCGGTTACAACTTCCTCTTCGCCATCTGATACTTCTTCTTCAGCTACATCTTCAGTTTCTGTTACTTCAGCTTCTGGTTGCTCTGGAGAGTCCTCCGCTGCAGACAGTATTCCTTCAAATGCTGCTGCTGCACTTCTAACGGTCAGTTCTTCTCCACTACCAGATTCTGGTGTCATGGTATCTTCACTCATTTTATTTCCTTAGTTCCCTTTTGGCAGGGTAACCATTATAGAAAAGTCTATAATATCTTAATGCGAGCATCTTTAATTTTGCTATCACTAGCAACTGATTCTAGATACCCCATAATCTCGTTAATCGCTTGGATGCGATTGTAAAAATGTTCTCTGGCCTGAGAGTCTTCCGGTCTAGAATTCTCAATACCAGCTAATTGATTGTCTTTAAGTTCTTTAAATATTGCTAAGAACTCTTCGTCTGTTAATAAACTTTTAACTAAATCTGCTCGTCTACTCATCGCATTGGCATACTATTTTGCTGTAACGTACTAATCTTATCTATTGCATCAAGAATAGTTTTAGTCTGTGTATTACGTGTATTCTCAGACTTATCTTCAGCATCTAATTTAATCTTGAGTTCTTGTAGCGCTAGATCAGTTGTTTGTTTCACTTCTTGCAACTGTAGCTCTAGGGCCTTACGTTGATTCTCAAGCTCCATTTTTTCACGATCTAATTGTATCTTAGCAGCGTCTGTTTGAGCTTTAAGTTGTGCTTTTTGCATTTCAACTTGAGCTAACATTTCAGCAGCTTTAGTTTGCGGATCAGACTTACCAGCTTGCTGTTGAGCTTGTGCTAGTTGCATTGCTTGCTCTTCAGTAACTTCCATTAAGAATTGTGAATCATCTTTGAAGCCAGCCATCTGTACAAACTTAGCCAATGTATCTCTGTATTGTTTTAGGTTAACAAGTGGGTTGCCAAGACCATAAGTGGTTAGTAACTGTTCTTGTTTTTGTAGAATCATTTGCATAGTAGCTAACTGCTCTTGCTTGGATCCTGTACCTAAACCAACGTTAGTTGTGATGTTAAATTGTGTTTTCCATTCTCTTGGATCAAATGGCACATATTTATTGTTAACGCGAATAATACGTTCTTTTTGTTGGTATTTGCAGACTAACTGTAAAATACCTTTAAACAATGATGTAACGCCAGTATCAGCAAAGATACGTGCAATCATTTCAATCTTACCTTGAGCTGCAGAAGTCATCGCAGATATTGCAGTTGCTGTTACGTTTTGTAATACATCAGCATCTAAACCTTGAGATGCATCGCTAACACCAGTTCGTTTAGCTTGAATATCATCTAAGTATTGCAGCATTGGAAATGATTGAGCTGCATTGCTTTGTACTGTCATTGGTACAATAGCACTTGGGTTCTTCATACGAACAACGCCGCCAGCTGTAGATGTTAATAAGTCATCTAAGTTTACTTGGCCTTCCACTGCACCAACTCTGTAGTTGTTTGTGAGGTATAAGTTATCAAGCATTTGTCTAACAATAGTAGACTTGATTAACTGGATATCCATTACACGGTCAGCTAATGACTGGCCATAGAATTTGTGCGGAATTGGAATTGGACATAGTGAATGGAATGGAACGTATTCACACTCATGCTCTTCTAAAATTTCGTTAGATGCATAGACTACACGTCTTAGTTCAGCTATTCCGTCATCATCGTGATCTGTACGAATATAACATTCAAACACCTCTACCAATTGCATTGTCTCATCATCTGAGTCCATGTCTGTTGGTTGTTCGCCACGTGTATAACGTGCAATACGCTCTGGGCTAAACTCTAATGCATCGCCAGTAGATAGAGATGATACAGTTTCCTCATCATATCCCATAGCAATCAACTCTGAACGAGTTAACATTTTACGGTGCGCTACAAAGTTTGAATCTTGGATATTTCTAGCACGTTTAGATATTAAAAATTCTTCCGGTGGTACGTTTTCAACTACAACTTTACCTTGATCAACTGTCTTCTTAACTTTAATGTCATAGCTAACTTTAGTGAGTTGAAAGCCATCTTCTTCGTACTCTTCTTCTTTTACTGTTTGCTCTACAATCTCTACTTCTGGATCCATTGCTACAACAGCAACTTCTTCATTAGTTAAGTCATAATAAGTTTCAGTTGTGACATCAACTTTGTTATCCCAATATGCTTTTACTACACCAACTTTTTGTAGTAATGCATCTTTAAACCAGTTATGAAATATTTCAAAGCCGTTGTTATCTTTATTAATGATGTGATTAACATACACAGTGGCTTGCTCAGCTAACTCTTCATCACCGCGATTCACAGGCTCAAATGCAACAAAATCGTCTGTGCTGGTAAAAATTCTCATCAAACTTGGCAAGCAGCCATCTACAGCTTCGGCTACCTCTCGTGTAACAATAGAAGACTTACCTTCTACTTCGTTACCGTATGGCTCACCAAGATAGTATTCTAATGCGCGCTGTCTTTCGTCTGTCGTTTCTGTTTCAAGAAAACCTATAGCATCTTCTATCTCAGAATCAACAATACTTTTTAATCTTTCTAAATCTGCCATTTAAACAACCCATGAATAGTTAACGTTTAGTGGTTTAGCCCACTCTTCATTGCCTTCATCTAATCCAACCGCAAGATATCTAAATGCATCTGCAGCATGTGAAGACCAATCGTGTAAAGGTCTATCGTAAAATACATCACGTTTCTCGTTATAGTCACGTCTGTAATTACGTAAAGCGTTTATACCTTTATCAGTTTTTGGATCAAACCAGCAGCGCGGAAGTATTCTACGTACTGCCTGAATACCATCATCAACTGATAGCTTTGGTACCACTGTAATTCTTAATCCTGCTTCTTCCAGCATTTCTCTACGAGATTTACCGGATCCTAGTTCGCGAACTTCTACGTCATGAGGCAATAAATGTTCAGCTGTCTCATAACCTTTATGTCTTAACCAATCAACATAGAATGCTAGGCCTTCGCCATGATGCTCCATGAAGTCAATTAATCTAATCTCTTTATTTACAACCTGACATACCCAGATCGCAGTTGAATCACCCATTCCTAAATCCCATGCACAGAATGTTTTAGCGATATCATCTTTAGGTATATCTATAAATCTGTTTGTTAGTTCTAATTCGTTTATTTGTTTTGCGTAATACGCGCCTTCAATTGGAGCTTGGAATGAACACAAAAACTCTTGCTCATATTTTTCTTGGCCCATCTCACGTAATGCTGCTTTTAATTCTGACTCTATAATTAAGTTAGTTTCATCAGCCCTAAACTCTAACAGCTTCCATCCTTCTTCACCGCTTGCTGCTTTATTACGTAACGTGTAAAAGAAGTTTTGGCCTTTAGGTGTACCAATAAACATACACCAGCCAAGACGATCTGCAATCGCAGGACGGATAACCTCAGAGAATAAGCTGGGATTTACATCACCAATCTCGTCAATTACAACGCCATCAAGATAGATTCCACGAAGAGAGTCAGGATTATCAGCTCCGTATAAATTAATACGCCGACCATGAAAATCAACTCTGAGTTCTGCAATATTCGCTGTAGCATCTAACGGCCTCGTGTACTCTTTTAAATAATCCCACGCTATACGCTTACTCTGATTGTACGTAGGCGATATATAGGCGAATCTAGGGTTAGGTTTGTCACACTTCAATGCGCTATAAATGAGTTGATTAATAGCTGATACCGTTTTACCCATCCGGCGGTGTGCAACTACCACTGTAAACCTATTGTTCTTTACTGCTCTATGAATTTGTTTTTGTGGATCTCGTGGGTCATAGTCAAGCTCAATGACATGATACTCACCTAATGTGACTTCTACAGTTGCTGATAACTTAAAGTTAATCATCAATGCTGCTTACCACCTTAATTCCTAATGGAGCATCTGCATCGCCAGTAATCTCAGTTGACTGTAGATCTGGTAAAGCTTTCTTCAGTAATATTTCAATTGCTTTCATGCGGCTTGGTTTAATCTCTTCTGTTAAACCTAATGCATGGTTTTGTAGAACATTGATCAGCTGAGTTGTTTGGATCTTAGTTCTAATCTGTTCTGAATGTTTTTTTCTTAATCGTTCTGCCATTTGTAACTCCGTTATGGGTCATTACTTTTTCCTATTATATTTTGATTTTTCCTGTTTGAGCTGTTTCATTCTCTCAAGTCTATTATCTTGAGTGAGGTAAAACCATTTCTCAAGATCTTCATACGTTCTGAAGCATGACTTACAACGAATTTCATCATCATAAGTTTCCATCCTGCAGACGCCAGTGCAAGGGCTATCACTTTGCAAGCAATCCTCCGTTGTTTACAAACTGCTGATAGTTATATAAATCTTCAACTGCTTTTTCATCCATAAACTTACCAAGCTGTCCTGACTTACCCATGTATAAAATACCGTAAGCATCTTGTATTGGATTGGTATTGTTTAAAAGATATTTAGGGCCTTTACCTTTATTAATTAGTTGCTGTTGTTTTTTTGGTGTCATCCAGTCATGATAGTTAATCTTACCAGTGAGTAAGTCTTTCATGTACTTATCACCATATAATTCAGTAATAGGAACATTAAATCCTAAACTTTTAATTTTATTTGGTGCCACTAAATCTGTATCATAAGATCCATGAGCGCTTGGAGCTAATCTTAAGTTCTTAACATCAATATCATATAGAATGTCGCCAAGTGAATTAGCTGGTGCAGATTTCAATCTATCTTCAAGTAATGCTCCTTCAAGATCATCCCAGTTAAATCCTAATTCTTTTTGATACTTCTGACTTCTTAATCTATCTGTTAAACGTTTTCTGTATACTGCGCCAGCTTTATCTGTTTCTATATTGCTAGGATTGAATAACTGCTTACGACCTTCTTCGGTCATTATACCTTTCCATTCCGGCAATCCACTAGCATGACCAACTCCACGTCTAATCTCATCATCTAACTCATTGATTAACTGCTTACTCATTCTGCCGTTATCAATAAAGTTTAATGCATATGTTGTTGGCATTGTAGAAAAGTCTTCAGAATATCTAGCCATCTTACTTGGGCCATAGATTATTTTGCCTTTGCCGCCACGATTAATATTTTCTTCGTAAGCGTTTACTATTCTATCTACATCTGTTTGCGCTGCTCCACGATTAGATGCATAAAATATATCTTCTTCTACATTCTTTGGCGCTCTACCG